CTTGGTAATACCTGGTACGGAACCACCACAGAAGAAAGAACCCTTATGGGAAGCGGAGAGGCAGATGTATCCATTGTTAATACAGGTGTAGCTGTGGCAGTTACCACCACAAACGATCCGGTACATACGAAGACTACTGCATCTGAGATCGTTCTTCCGTCTTATGAAAGAATGGACAGCACCTATGTTATCAAGTGTTACTAGGAAGGGGTGGACTTATGGTTTTCGATCATAAAGTCAAATATAAAGGTAAATGGTATCTTCCTGGTGAAGGAATCGAAGAGGTAGAGGAATCTTCCTCTTCTTTGCCTTTTGAGAAAGCACATACCAAAACGGAGATTAACAGAATGAGCGTTGATGATCTGAAAGCTCTGGCGGCAGAGAATGACGTTCCGGGATATGAGGATATGACCGGTACGGCTCTGAAAGAGTATTTTATCAATATGCTCAATTTGTAGGAGGTTATCCTTATGGCATACACGATGGTTGAGCAGGTGAAAATCCGGTTAAAACAATTTCATATTGATTCGGACGATTCTGTTGTGTTTGACCATAAAGAAGATAATCCTCTGATTGAGCAGTTGGTTGAGCAGGCACAGCAGGAAGTAACGAGCAGACGGATGTATCCGAGCAGTTATACGCAGGAACAGATTGACAGTGATATGAAGAATTATGAGGGAGTCATAGTTAATCTTGCTGTGTATGACAAGTCACAGGCAGGCGAGGCTTACATGGCTGCTTACACAGAAAATGGTGTGAGCAGAACATGGAAAGACCGTGAAAATCTTTTTGCCGGTGTATATCCGTTTGTAAAAGCACTTTAGTAGATTGAGCGTTACCATTTTCGCGGAGCAACGAAAAAGGTAGCAGGGGCGTGCTATAGGTGGTGGAGGGCGGTACGTAAATAAAAATGCAGGAGATATAAATGAAAGACTTTTTATTACAGACATACATCATAGTCCTTCCTATTTTTCTGGGCTATATCGTCTGGCTTCTGCAACAGCAGAAAAAGGATAGAGACGCAAACAGCAAGGGAACGATGCTTCTTTTGCGCGTGCAACTGATTGAGTATCACGATAAATACGTTAAGTTAGGCGAGATTCCGTCATACGCATTTGACAATTTTGTTGAGATGTATAATGCCTACCATGCTTTGGGCGGAAATGGAATGGTAACCAAAATGTATAACGAGATACAGGAACTACATTTAAGAAGTGGAGGGAAAGAGTAATGGATATCACACAGATTGGAACATCTTTAGCAATCATCGTTATCTGCTATCTGATCGGATTGGGAGCTAAGACTATTCCGAGCATTAAAGATAATCTTATTCCGGTTATCGTCGGAGTGTCCGGCGGAATCCTTGGTGCAATTGGAATGTATGTTATGCCGGAGTTTCCGGCAAGTGACATTATGACAGCAATTGCAGTTGGTATTGTGAGCGGTCTGGCCAGCACCGGAGTAAATCAGGTCTACAAACAGGTAAAGAAAGATGCTTGACATCAATAAGCAGTTGATGAAGTATTCGCAGCACGGTCAAAAAGTCACCATCTATGAGAAAGATGATGATGGAAACATCAAATACTACGTGGATGGTGACGGTAACAAAATCCCTTTGATTGCAGATGAGAAAGTTGGTTTTTCAGAACCAAAAGAGTTCTGCGCTAATATCAGTAATAAGTTGAGCGAAGTTCTGGTAAAAGAGTTTGGAGTTGACGACAGTAGCACTTATGTACAGATCGTTACCGATAAAGGATACCTTCCTTTGAAAGCCGGTGATGTGGTATGGAAGAAGTCGGAAGTCGGTTATGATGATTCTGGACTCGTGGACAGCACAACAGCTGATTATGAGGTTAAGGGGGTTGCTGATGAAGGGCTGACCGTCGATCTGTTTTTGCTCCAGAAAGTTGTGAAGTGATATGTCAAAAACCATTTCAGTATCATTGTCAGAAAAATCATTCAGGGATGCATCAAAAGAGATTTTGAAGTACAAAAAAGAAATCATTGCGAAGTGTCAGATGTTTGCGGAACGTCTTGCAGAACGTGGTGTAGAAATTGCTCAAATGAAAATCCAAAGTCACAATGCTGTTTATACTGGTGAACTGTGGGCGAGCATACAGAAGACTCCCGGAATGGTTTTAAAGTATGGTAGTACCTACATCGTCTACACGGATTGTCCGTGGGCGAAATATGTTGAGTTTGGTACTGGTATTACCGGCTTGCATAATCCTCACCCGAATGCATCTGTATCTGGTTGGAAATATGATGTTAATGAGCATGGGGAATCCGGCTGGTTTTACTACAGAGACGGAGAGTGGCACTGGACAAAAGGAATGCCGTCCAGACCGTTCATGTACGAGACCGATCTGGAACTGATACTGGAAATTTCAAAGATTGCAAAGGAGGTGTTCGGCAATGGCTAGTGGTAATCAATGGGCGTTTGATATTGAAACAAATGTGTTCTCAAAAATCTATGCTCAGCTTCATGAGAAGTATCCAAAAGCACTTATCACCCGTGATGAGCAGTCGAGCACCACACCTACATTCCCAACGATTCTTATACAGGCATTAGAGCCGGTAGAACGGAATCCAGATCTGGAAACGCAGATCAATAGCGTGCTGTTTAGCACACAGATCAAAGTAACTACAAACAAAGACAGAAGTACAGCCATGAGCATAGCAAGCGAAGTGGCAAAGCGTTATAAGGATTTATCGTTTCAGTTAATCGGAATGCCTTATTGCCGAAAAGAAGATAAGCTGTGGGAAGCTACATTCCGGGCAAGACGAACATTCGATTGGAACGACAGATTATAAAGAGCAGCAATGCTCTTATTTTTTTACTTATTTTTAGGAGGTAAGAATTATGGCAACAGGCTTAAAAAGTAGAATTGCTTATAAGGAACCGAGTTCCAGCGCGGCAGCAGGTGCTTACTGGGCAGGAACCTACAAGCTGCTTATCAGAGCAAAATCAATCCCGTCCCCGTTCGGATCCCAGAACATGGTTGACACTTCCACTCTGGAAGACCTTGTTGAGACTCAGGAGATGGGAAGACGTTCTGCTGGTTCCATGGAAGTTGAAGGTGCTTTTGAGAAGAAGTACAAAGATGAGATGGTTCAGAATGAGGGCAAGAAGCTCGACTTCATTATCCTGTACGGTACTGACGGAAAAGGTTCTGAAGGTATTTGTGGATTTATCGGACAGGAGGCTTTTGCTCCCGGTGAGGCATCTGACGATCATCTGACTGGTACTGCTACGGTTTCCGTACAGACCGTCCCGAAGTGGATTGAGGATGCCTATGATGTTTCGGTAACAGAGGATGAGAACGGTTATCCGACTGCTATTACCCTGACAAAAAAATCATAAGCCAGTCTGCTAAAAGCAGAAAAGCCGTGGTGACTGGCTACGATGACGAAACGGCTGAGCCGGAAGTTGATATGTGGTAAAAGTGAAATGTGGGGCGGTCTACGGACTGCCCCCTTTCCTATAACAGATTCATGGAAAGGGAAAAAAATGAAAGAAATTACAGTTAATGGAAATGACTACAAATTAGAGTTTAGCTTTGAAGCGGCAGAAAAAAAAGACTTTGTGTCTATGATGTTCCGTATTGTCTCCGGTGCAGCACTTCTGGAAGATGCGGCTGACATGGATAATCCGACACCTAAAGACATGATTAACGGAACAATCAACATGGTATCTGATATTCCGCACATCTGCCGTACAGGATTTTTTGTCGGTCTGATGGAGAATAATCCGGTATCAGAGACAGAAGCAAAAGCTCTGATGAAATCATATATGAAAGAGAATAAAATCGGCTATGCAGACATGTATGAAGACTTGCGTAAATGCATGGAGGAGGACGGTTTTTTCGAGCTGTCCGGAATCACCAAAATGTTGAACCAAATGGCAGAGAATCAGAAGCAGAGAAAAGTGCCGCAGGATCACAAGCAGAAATCAACTGGCACAAAATAATCTGGGAAGAATACTTCCCGGTGGCTTTTTCCATCGGAATTTCAATAGATGAGTTCAAGCACCTTAATCCAACGAAGCTTGGATATTGTCTGAAAGGCTATGCAATCCAGGAACGTAGGAAGGATGCACAGATGTGGGCATGGTTAGGAAATTACGGCTTGTCTGCCGTGGCTACAGCCATTGAACATAATTTTGCAAAACATCCGAAGTCCAAATACATTGAAAAACCGATGCTTCAAGACGAAAAAGAAAATACTTCTGGTAACACCGAGTCGAGAGAGGAATGTGCTGTGTATGAAATGAAGCAGCGAATCAATCTTCTCCGGCAGCAAGGTTTACCAGAAAGTCCTGATTAGGAGGAAATTATTATGAGAATTAACGTACATGCCGGACATAACCCGGCAGGAAAAGTTGCGTGTGGCGCAGTAGGTCTTATTCAGGAGTCTGTAGAGGACAGGAGAGTAAAGGATGAGGTTATCAGTCAGCTCCGGCAACTGGGACATACGGTCTATGACTGTACCGTGGATAATGGAACGGGACAGAAAGACGTATTACAGAAAATCGTGCAGAAATGCAGACTGCATGAAGTTGATCTGGATGTATCCATCCACTTCAATTCCGGTGCGAATGATAAATCTGGCAATGGTAAGACAACCGGAGTCGAGGTATTGGTCTACTCTGCGTCCAGCAAAGCAAAATGCTATGCTGAAAAAGTCTGTGCTGCTATTGCAAGATTAGGTTTCCGGAATCGTGGTGTAAAGGTAAATTCCAGTCTGTATGTGCTGAAAAATACCAAGGCACCTGCAATGCTGGTTGAGTGCTGCTTCGTGGACGATAAGGACGATGTGAAGCTCTACAATTACTATGAGATGGCATCCGCTATCGTTTACGGAATCACCGGTGAGAAAGTCTCTGCGACCTCTGAAACCGCCAAAGCAGATACAGGCGAGGAAACTACCACTGGCAATCCGAAAGCTCTTTATCGTGTGCAGGGGGGCGCATACGGGGCAAAGGA